AATCGGACGAGGGGAAAATCGGCTGGCGTGATCGGCTGCGGGATTATTTTCGGAGGAAAACAGGATGATACACTTTAATCCGTCGGTGTGCTTGTCCTCGGATGGCGTCCATTTTACACCAGAGGGCGTGAGTAGATTCGATGAATCGATCTATTGCGCCATCCACGAATTTCGACAGGGGGTGATTTATGCCTGAGGAAAAACCAAAACCACTACGATCGGGATCGATCTACACGGCCAGCGGTTCGGTATTTTGCGGGGAAGAAGTGAAGCTTGACCTGAGAAAGCCGACACCCGTTTCGGAGTTCGACAGAATTTTCGCGGCCGGCGCCCGGACGCGGAGATCGGCTCAGGCAAGTTCTGGATTGAGCGTCCGGCAGAAGGAGTGAAAGATGGAATATGCCAGTGACTTTAGCGCGGGCTCCGCGGCGAGTTCGACGAGTTCATGGCCGAAAATACGCTTGACTGGACGGCCAAATCGGACAAATCTGAATAGCAATGGCGGCGGAAAAAGAGAAAATAGGAAATCAGCCCTTATCCAACCCAGCGCACGAGCATTTTGTGACGGCATACCTGGGGAGCTGGAACCAAACGGCCGCATATATGGAGGCTTACCCCGATTCGTCACGCGAATCTGCTGGCACGTCCGCGCATCAGCTCCTCAAAAATCCTGCCGTCAAGGCCCGCTGCAACTGGCTGGCCGCGCAGTTTCTCGGAGAATCACAGCAAGTCGCGAATCTGCGAATACGCAGTGAGTTAGAGGGAATTGCATTCAGCAGGCCAACGGACTATCTGACCGAGGACGGCGGATTCGACATCAACCGTCTCAAAAAGGACAGTCCGGGCTGGGTTCGCCGGATTCGCATGAAGGCCGAAAAGAACGGCAAAGGGGATTTTACGAGAGTATTCGACGTTGAGATCGAGTGTATCGACAGAATCAGGGGAATCGAAGTGCTCGGCAAAATAACGGGCCTAACAGAAAAACCAGACGATCTCACAGAAGAAACGGCTGCCGGCCTGGAAGCGTACGGCCGCGCCGCACTGGAGCGACTGCGTGCAAAGCGCACTGACAAGTGACCCGGCTCTCGCGGCTGATCTGCAACCGTACCTTGATCAGCCGCACCTATTCGGGGTCGAGGTGCTGGGATACGACCTGCTAACCGAAATCCACTCGGAGTGGATACTGGCGGCCTGGTTGGCCGAACGCGATGCGACGATGCAGGCGCACCGAAACAGTTACAAAACCACGGCAGTGCTCACCGTCGGCGTAATCTGGTGGCTGCTCTGGAACCCGAACGACCGCGTCTTGTTCGTGCGCAAAACCTGGGAGGACGCGGCGGGGATCGTCGGAGAGGTCCGCCAGCACTACGACGGGAACCAGGACCTTAAGCACTTCTACCAATTTTTCTTTGGCGTGAAAAAAATCCGGGGCAAGCCGTGGGGCGACGGTGGAATCCAGCTATCGACGCGCCGGCGGATCCGGAAAGAGCCGTCGCTGATGCCGCTCGGAATCGGCGGAAGTGTGACGGGCCTGCACTTCGAAAAAGTCCTTTGTGACGATATTGTTACTCTGCGAGATCGGGTCAGTCGGGCCGAGCGAGAAACGACAAAGCTTTTCGTACGCGAACTGAAAAACATCGTCCTGCCCGGGCACCCGCGGTATATCCAGGGAACGCCGTGGCATCCGGAAGATTCTTGGTCGATCCTGCCGACGGGCCCGCGGTATCCCGTGCGATCTGTGCCGATTGAGGGGCTGACCGAAGAGGTGATAGCGGATATTCGCCGAGAACTGGGCCCCAGCTTGTACGCCGCGAACATGGATTTGCAGCACGTGGCCGCGGACTCTGCGCTCTTCCGGGATCCGCAATACGCAGAATGGCCGGCCAGAGCGTCGCCAATCGCGTTCCTTGACCCGGCTTATTCCGGTACGCACTACACCGCCCTGGCTCTGATTGCACGCTACAACGACCGGGTACACCTGATCGTCTGGGCCTGGCGGCTGCACGTGATTGACGCCTTCCAGCGGATTATCCGCTGCCTGCGAGATTACAACGCCGGAACGGTGTGGATCGAGGAAAACGCGGACAAGGGCGCGGCGGTGCGCGATCTGCGCCCGCACTGGCCGAATGTGTCCGGATATTCAGAGTCAGAAAACAAGCACAGAAAAATCATTCGACACCTGTCGGGGAATTGGCGAGACTTGCACTGGGCCGAGCCGGTATACGGCGAACTTGATTATCAAGCCCGACTGGACGCGATGCGAATTATTCTCGACTACCAGGAAGGGCAGGAGCCGGACGACTCGGCGGACGTAGCGGCGAACTCCTGCCGGCATGTAATCAAAAAAACCAGCACGCTGGAAAAGCGGTTCGGATTTAAGGGGTAGGGGATGTACTCTGAGAAATACGATTTAAGTTACGGCATGACTGTTGTGGAATTCTTGGAACGGTACCCGATCATGCGAAACATGTTCATCTTTCTTGACGGAGTTCTGGTCAGTACGAACGCCTCCGCGGATCTGATAAATAAATGGTCTGGCGAAATAGTAGCAAGTCGCGATTGGCCAGCAGACCCAGAGCATTGCGGAAAGATACTGCACAATCTGGAGTCGGCAGGATTTGATATTCGCCGTGAGGACGGAGGCACTACCGCGCGCAGCCCCAGGAAAAACAAGATGAACAAGAAACAACCTGAGACAATATCGTTCGCGGAATTCGGCGCCGCGATGCGCGCTATGCACGACCAGATGGTCAGAGGGATCGGCGAAATGTTCACTACGCTATCGAAGGTCGTGGAGCGCCTTGAGGAAGAGGGGTACAGGATCGACCAGAAGACCGGAAAACTTATCCCGCCGGTCGAGGATATTCTGGCCGAAATCCGTGCGCTATTACTGCTGCCCCTGCCGGCTGACAGTTCAGATATCGGTCGAGTACCACCAGAATTTTTCGATCCCTGGGAATTGTTCCCGGTTGTGTACGGATCGTATTCCGATGACTTCGATCAGTGTGCAATCGACGTTCTGTCTGATCTGCTAAAAGATCCTCAGTCAATTGATATTCGGTATGATCTTGCCGCGAACATGTTTCGCGAGATGCTTTGCACCGCCGGGCTTTGCGATTACGGAACCAGCCCGCGCACATGTTTCGCTCTCCCAGAATTTGAGGAAGTTCTTCCGGAGCTTCTGAGAAAATGGCGCGCATATGCGGCGGCAATGTGGGGAGACGAGGAATGAGCGTGCTCAAAAGAATCGCGAACATCTTTCGTGCGTTATTCAGAATTCGGAGAACACAGAATGTCGAGACGAAATAAGAGTCGACCGCCCGAGGCCGTGCAATCTCCGCAGCGGCCCAGCCTTGGCCAACGTTTTGCTGTCGTGCGCGACGCTTTTGTCGATGTCCTCACGGGGCGCGGCGGGCCAAACGATCGTACGCAACGCCTACAGGGTCAGGGCGTTCTGATCACGCACGCCCAGGCGCTCGCGTACTACGAGGCAAGCGGACTGATCCAAAACGCAGTCGATCGGCCGGCAGAAGCGGCGGTCCGCGAATGGCACACAATTAAAATGCCAGAGGGCCACGAGGAGCTGGGCCGTCTGCTCCAGAATCGAACGGACGAACTTGAATTTCGTGGCAGCAAACACGGTGGAGACGGAAAGCTCCTGGAACTTCTGAAATTTTCGCGCATCAACCAGAACGGATCGCTGATTTTCGCTGGCGTTAGTGGCAACGAATCGCTGGGCCAGGGCGACAAACACCTGGAGAACGAAATTGAATCAGGGGCGCGGGTCGAATTCCTGAACGTGATCCAGGACATCGATCAAGCCGCGATCGACGTGCCGAACAATAACCAGTATTTTCGGAAAAATTACAACAAGCCACGGATCAGAATCGCGGCGATCGAGCCGCACGAAAGCCGCTATCGTTGGCTGGTTAGCGGATTCTCCGGGCGGACAATGCGCGGTATTTCCGTGATCCAGAACGTACTGGATGGAGTACGCGCGCTTGACTCGTCGCTGAATTCCGCCGCGCGCGTGGTGCAGGCTCTCAGTCTGAATATTTTCAGCTCAGACGAGTTGGCCGGCCTTACGCCGGAAAAACGCTACGAATTCTTGCTGCTATTCAAAAACACGATCGAGACTGAGGGGACAATCGCACTTGCGAAGGACGAGACTTTTCAAAGGCTGATGTTTTCCGTTACGGGTCTCAGGGAAATCTTTGACTACATGCAAGAATTCGTAGCGGGGCTCGGGAGGATTCCGAAATCTGTGATTTTTGGAAAATCGTTCGGGGTAGTTTCTGCTGGAGAATTCGACCTGATCTCGTTCGCGGCCGAGGTGAGGTCATCGATTCAGGAGACGAGAGTCAGGCCGGTGTGCGAGTGGTTGTACAATTTGCTTTTGCGCGAAAAGGAGGGGACCATCGCGGAATACCTGCGCGCGAACAAGCTGACGCCTGAGATCGACTACGAAATCAAGTTCCCGCCGATTTTCCGACTGGACCCGGACAGCGAATCAAAAGTCAGACTCACGAACGCACAGGCTGATCAGCTTGACACTGCGATGGGTAAGGCAGACGCCCAGGAGGCGCGCAACCTTGACCCGAGATACGACGAGCTGGAAACTGAGGACAACGATCTGTTCGGCGACCTGGATTTTGCAGCTAAGGAGCTGGAGCGCCAGAAGGCCGAACTGGAGCGGTTGCGTGTATCCGGCCAGGATTGAGGCGCGCGCAGTCAGGCTGTTTGCGCAGATTATCCAGCGCCGGGTACGGGATGCGGCGCGCGAGGCTGTGGCCGCCGCCGGGCCTCGGATCGCTCACGACAACCTGCAAGACGATCTGGCCAGCGTGCGTGCGCGGAACCGACGGGCTCTAACGGCAGAGGAGATCGCCGCAATCGCCGCCCTGGGTGGCGCTGTCGATCGCTCAGTGCTGGCCGAGGCCCGCCGGCAGATACGTTCGCAGCGTAGCCGGATGACACTCGCGGAATACCTTCGCGCATTATTCGCGCTGAACAGAGCGGATCTAACCCGGGCCAGGCTGGAAGAGTTCGTACGTGCAAATATTCAGGTACTGGAAATCGCAGCCAGCGAGGCAGTTGAGGGCGTGGTGCGAACCATCGCCGAGGGCGTGGCGCGGGGAGACCGTACCGGCACGATCGCTGGCGAACTGAAAAGGGTCGCGCGGGTCAGCACGTCGTACGCGCGGTTTGTCGCGCGCGACCAGACCGGGTCCCTGCTGTCCAGCATTGAAAGTGATCGATACCAGGCCGCCGGTTCGAGTGGCTACCTCTGGGACGCGACTCTGGATAACCGCACGCGGCCGGATCACGCCGCTCTGCACGGTAAATTTTTCACGCACAGCGAAACAGCTCCCGGGTTGACGAAGCCCGGCGCCCGCGGTCCCGGGGACGACTACAACTGTCGTTGCGTTCGAATACCGCAATTCGGCAAGCCTGAAATTCCGAGCGAAGAAGATCGACAGAAAGACCTTGACGTGATCAACGCGGAGCGGTCAGAATACGATCTGGAGGCGCTGTCTCTAAAATGAGCATTCACGAAAAACGTGTTGGCACCGCCGAAGCGGCGCGCCTGATTGGGAAATCGCAATCGCTCGTGCGGAAGCTGTGCGACGATGGCCGACTACCGTACCACCAGGACGGGCCGCGCGGCAAGAAATTGATCCCCTATAACGCCGTACTGGACTACGACGCGCAGACCAAAAAGGCGACCTGATATAAAAAACGGCGCAATCTCGCCAATCTCTCCAAAATCGGTAATGATTCCCGACTGATTTATCTTGCGCTGGCTTGTGCGGTGTGCCTATTATATCGCCGTGCCTACGGCAGTAACAGCGCAGGACGCCGGTCTGGCCGGTGCGGTCGATCAGGTTCCCGTAAGGGAGCGGGTCGAAATAACCGTTGCCGTTCCTGGCGTTTATGAATACGTCGATCCGGAGACTGGCGAGAAATTCTCATGCCTGGTACCGGCCGAGGAATTGTTTTCGCCTGCTACTGTCGAAACTCTGATCGGCGCCCCTCTGATCGTCAACCACCCGAGCGACAACGACGGGATGGTGACGGAAGAAAACTTTCGTAACCTGGCTCAAGGCGCTACATCGTCTCCGTACGTGTTGCACGATCGCGCGCTTTGTTGCAAGGCGGCATTCTGGAATCCCGAAGCGCATGAAATCGTGCGCGCAGGGATTCGTGAGGTGTCCGGCGGGAAAACCTGCGATTACGAAATGACTTCCGGCGAATTCGAGGGGAAGCCTTACGATAGAATCCAGCGGAACATCCGCTTTAATCACGTAGCGATCGTCCCGGCGGGAAACGTCGGTCCGGTCGCGCGAATCCATCTTGACAGCAAAGGAAATCCTATGCCCCCCGAAAACGGAAAGAAACTTTTCTGGCGATGCTCCGACGGCTCCGAAATCGAAGTCGTTCCGGAAGTGTTCGCTGAATTTATGTTTTTGAAAAGCAAGGCCGCAAAGCCTGGCAAAAAAACAGCGCGCGACGAAGGCGAAGATCCCGAAAAGCCCGACGAAACAGCAGGCGATCAGGAGCCGGAATCCGGCGCGATGCCGGCCGGTTCTCCCGAAGAAAAAGAAAAAGCCCTGCTCGCGCAGATCCAGACACTGCTCGCAGAGATCGAAACTCTGAAAGCGGAGCGGGCCGCCGCGATGGAGGAGGCCGCAAAAGCCCCTGAGCGCGCCGAGGCGCTGGCCGCCGAAAAGGCCGAGCTTATGGACCAGGCAAAAGCCGTTCTTGGCGATATGGACGTTTCGCGTCTGCCGGCCCGCGAGATCAAAACTCAGGTCCTGGCAAAACTCGGTTGTCTGCCGAAAACGGCCGCTGGCGTCAGCCTGGATTCCGTATCCGATACGGACATCAACGCGCGGTATTCCGTCGCAATCGAATTGCGCAAGCAAAAGAACCTGGCGCACGATTCCAGCGCAACTGCGCAAAAGCCCGATGGGTTCGGTCTTGATCCGAACTGGGCTTATAAACAATCCTTCGAACGAGGCGTGAAATGATTCCTCAGTATCAAAATCCCCACACAAGTGGCCCGCTCGGCCCCGGAAAAATCTACCGCACCCTGAAAGGCGAGGAGATTAACACGAGTCGGGCAGCCAGCATCGTCAAATTCGGGCGAGCAGTGCAGCGTGCGTCGAACGCCGAAGAGTGCGAGCACTATACCAGCGCATCCGGCGAATTCCTGGGCGTCGCAGTGCGCGACGTTCTGGTAAATATCGACGGACAGTACGCCGCTGGCGATCCGGTCGGTGTCGCGAACTACGCCGTTCCGGTTGTCGAGGTCAGCGAGGCTGTTTCGCTCGGCGACCCGGTGCGTATCCGACACGGCACTTCTGCCAGCGCAGGGTATCAAGAATGGGGATTCACTGCGCCAATCACGGGCGGCGGTTCGACCGGACTTTCTGCTGATACGACCGCGACGGCCGGCCGCCAGGACGTAGACCTGGGCGCATCGAAATCCGGCGGTGACGCAACCGGTCTGGCGAACGATACGACCACGTACGGAATGATCGTCGTTCTTGACGGCGCGGCACACGAGGTGAGCGTTGTCGGCTCTGCCGCGCAGACTTACACACTACTGCTCGCGGAGATCAACACAGACCTGACGTCCGACGGTACCGCTTCGCTCTCGGGTGGAGATTTGCGGATCACGTCCGATACGACCGGCGCCGCTTCGTCCGTCGCGATCACGGACGGCAACGACTCGACCGACGAGGATTTGCTCGCAACGCTCGAAGCTTCTTTTGCGATTCAGGCAGCGGTCGCCGGAGCAGACGCTGCGGCCGTCACCTACGGCGCGGTTGTAGTGCTCGACGGCGTAGCGCACGAGGTGAGCGTTGATGGATCAGACGCGCAAACGTTTACGACCCTCGCAACGCAGATCACAACTGACCTCTCTTCGAACGGGACCTGTACGGTAGCTGACGGCGCTCTTTTGATAACATCTGCAACGACCGGAGCGACGTCAACGGTTGCGATCACGGACGGCAACGACTCGACCGACAACGACCTGTTCGGATCGCTCACGAACTCGAACGCGAATCCGGAAACGGCAGTCGCGGGCGTTGCGGCTGAGGATACAGCCGGAACGTTCTGCACCACGGCCGAGGCGAACAAAACCACGCTATTGGCCGGCGCGCGCTTTGAGGGCGCGACGAGCGGCTCCGGATTCGCTCCGGTTTATCTGCCGCCGTTCCGGACGCTGACAGCGGATACGTAAAAATCCGAACGAGTATAACAGGAAAATACCATGCCACTTTCTCAGACAAACTACCAGTCCTGGATCACGCCGGAGGATTTGCTCGAAATTTCGCAGACTCTCCGGGAGCCCAGCCAGGAAGAATTACTCGCCCGATCGCTCTGGCCGGCGAATACGGAATTCAGTCCGTCTGCCAGCGAGATCGGTTATGACGTTCTGATCTCAGAAGGATCGACAAAGGTCGTCGCAGTCGGCGCGGAAGCGGACGACATCCCGATGGTCGGAGAGTCGAAATATCGAGAGACCCGCGGTGCCGTATCAATTCTGAACGGATACCGTTGGTCGCGAATCGAGGAGATGCGCGCTGACGAAGCCAGGCGGATCGGTCGCGGCGCGGTACTGAATTTTCTGATCAAGCGGGCAGAACGCGCGCGGCGCTTTCTGAATGAAACGTTCGATCGGATTTTCATGACTGGAATTTCCGAAGCGGGAATCAAGGGCGTATTCGACAGCTCTTTTTACGCTGCGTCCCGCGCTGCCGCTTTACAGGTTGCGAACAAGGACAAGGGCGTCAAAGAAAATATCGCTGCGTCCGGCACTGGATCGACCGACGCTGAAAAGCGTCTGTGGGCGAACAAAACGCCCGGCCAGATCTTCGAGGACCTCCGAGTTGCCGCCGCGCACGTGAACCGCAAGGGAATTTTCAACGGAGATTCTCTTGCGCTGACGCCGGAGTTGTACTGGGAGCTTGCGAAGCCGTATAGCGATCAGTCGCCCGACTCTCTTTTGAGCGTAATCAATCAGGTGCTCGGACCGCAGGGAGTTTTCAAACGCCTTCTAAAAACGCGCGCTCTGGCTCGCGGTGCGGCTCTCGAAGGATTCAACGGCGACACCGTCGATTATTTCATGATCTTCGACAGTCGATCCGAGGTTGCAGAGCACTGCATTTTGCAGGAGATATTTGAGCACCCGATCGATCGAGACATGATTCAAAACGCGAAAGTAGCAGTCGAGATGCGTGTCGCCGGTCTGATAATGTACCAGCCGGTCGGAATCTATATCGGCAAAGGTGCCGCAAAAGATCCGTAAAAAATGGCAACTGTATCTGACCTGAAATTGCTCGTTTCCGGACTCGAATTCGAGAGCACGGAACGACTCCAGGCCCTGCTTGATATAGCAGGCCAGCAGGCCCAGATTGACGGTGTAAAACAGACGGAACCGGAATACGACCTTTTGCAGCAGTACTACGCGGCGCACCTGCTCGCGGTTCAGGGCGGAACCGGAGCGGTGACGTCTGAGAGCGTGGACGGCGTGTCGCGGTCATATGCTACGGCAAACGACGGAAAGCGGACGTCGTGGAAGGTGCTCTACGACGATTTGCTTGGGCGGCTGCGCGGATTCCGCGCGAGGTTCGCGTGAGTGCGAAGATCAAAGACAAAGACCGCGCATGGAAGGCGCTGCGCAAGGAGCTGAAATCGATCAAAAAGAGTCGTGCCCAGGTTGGATATTTCGGCGGTGAAATAACACAGATAGCAGCGGCGAACGAATTTGGGACCGAAACCGTTGACGGAGAAGAGCACGTACCAGAGCGGCCGTTCCTGAGGGCGACAGCGGACGATCCGAAAACCGGGACCGCGCTGGGCAAGGCAGTCGAAAAGCGGTTAAAATCGAAGGGTTCGTGGCTGGAAGCTCTGGAAGCGGCGTCGATTGAGATGGTCGGGCTTGTGAGAAAAAAGATCAACACGAATATCCCGCCTGCAAACGATCCGAAGACGATTGAGGCGAAAGGAAGCAAGAGAACTCTTATCGATACCGGCCGACTGCGGCAGAGCGTAACGCACAAAATAAAATGAGCCTGACGAACGTATACAAATCTCTTTTGCCGCATGTGCGCACGTACAGCGTGCAGCGCTCGACGACCGTCCACAATCAGGGCGAGGTCGAAGAGACGCTAACCGCGCTCACGTTGCGCGCTGCGATTCTGCCGATTTCCGCGCGCGTGCTCCAGACGCTGCCGGCCGGCGAATATACGTCGCAGGACGTGAACGCGTACGAACTCGGCGGCGAACTCACACTGGCCCGGCGAGACCAGATCGCATACCGCGGGGCAAGTTACTTCGTGAACGACGTCAAGGACTGGCGCGACGAAGGGAACTTTGTCCGCTATCTCTGCAAGAAGGGGGACTCGGCTGCGTGATTACGATCGATAAAATCAAGCCTTACATGGTCGGACTGGCCACGGCGTCAGGCTGCAATCTGCACAGAGAGAGCCAGAAAGGCGACAGGCCCCCGTATCCGGTTATGACGTACCGGATTATTTCGGCACCCGTTGACGACGATTGGATGGAATTCCGCTCGTCTGAGTCGGTTGCAGAAGGCGCGCAAATCACGGGATCGCGCCGGGCAAGCGGCACGGTGTCGCTTAATTTCCTCTCGCCGACGCAGACGGCCGCCGAGACCGCGGCTCGGGCCGGGTTCGGCTGGATAATGTCGGTCGCCGCCCGGGATATCGCCGCGCCGTCCGAAATCGTAGTGCGTCAGATCGGCGCAGCTCCTGAGGACAGAACGGCACAATTGGAGAGCGGAAATTTCGAGTGCCGGGTAGGGTTCGACGTTCGGATCGACACTGTTTTTGTGCGCCAGGAAACCACTGAAAGAATCGATCAAATCACAATCACCGGCGGACCCGACGGAGAGACGCCAGACGAAATAGTAGTCGAGGAATAAAAATGCCTGCACTTCAAGACATAATTATCAATATCAGCAGCGTACGGGCCGGCGCGAAGGCGCGCATTTTCCGGCCGCTGATCGTCGGCACTGACACGGTCGCAATCGCGCCCGCACTGTACACGACGCTGGCCGAAATCGCGGACGCGTTCGGAACGGATTCGGACGAATACGCGATGGTTCAGTCGCTACTGTCTCAGCAGATTCAGCCGACTGATTTCGCAGTAGCACGCAAGGCCGACGCCACAAGCTGGGTCGATGCCCTCACGGGATACCTGGATTCCGCTCCTGAATTTTACGCGGTTCTGATTTCGTCCCGTGAAGCGACGGACCTGCAAGCAGTCGGAACGTGGGCGAACTCAAGCAACCGGTTTTTCTTTGGCTGTGGCGACGATCCGAGCGATCTCGGAACTCAGGGTTATCAAGCCTGGGGATTTGACGAGGCGAAAACCGGCGCAAGCACGACCGGCCTGCTGAACGACGCCACGACGTATGGCGCGACGATCACGATCGACGGGAACGTCGTAAACGTAGTCGTAACGGGATCAGCCGCGAATACGATCGACGACCTATTGGACGAGATTAACGCCGATCTCGGTTCGGCAGGTCTCGCGTCTCTGACTTCCAACGCAATCAGGATCACCAGCGCAACCGCCGGAGCAGATTCTACCGTTTCGATCGTGGACGACAACGTAGGCGCGGACGAGGCACTTTTCGCGACATTGACGGATGCCGCCGCCACGGTGAGCACTGCCGTCGTAGGTACGGGCCGCGCTCTGGACCGCGAGGCGTACCTGATTCACAACAACGCGGCAACGGACTACCCCGAATGCGCGCTGGTCGGATCTCGAATCGGCCTGACGCCCGGTACGGCTGCTCAGGGATCTTTCAAGTGGAAGGTTTTGACCGGCCAGAACCCGGGCGACTGGACCACAAGCGAACTGACCCTGATCCGCAACGAGGGCGAATCGAGCGCCCGCGGGATTGCACTCCAGAGCCAGAAGGGTTTGGGAGCAACGACGAACGCAGGTTGCGCAACGTCTGGCCGGGCGATCTCAGACGTTATCCAGGTCGACTACGTCAAGGACCAGATCGAACTCGCACTCTTGAATTTGCTGACCAGCGTCCCGGCCGTCGCTATGGATGACGAAGGGATTGGTCAGGTTGAAAGCGTTTTGCGGACCGTGTTCTCGCAAATGTCCCGTCTGGGAATTATCGGGCGCGTCGGTTCGAAAGAGGACGTGCAGTTCTCGGATGACGGGCAATTTATGTGGCGCGTCCGCGTGCCGCGCCGCGTCGATATTCCACTGGCCGATCGCGCGAACGGTTACTTGACCGGGGTCGAATTCGATTACGTCCGCGCTGGCGAAGTTAATCGCGTCGTAATAAACGGAGTCGTCACCGACTGAGGTATACAAAATGGCCGAAACTCTTAAAACATATAATCCTCGCGACGTGGCTGTACAATACACTCACCCGTTAATTGGCACCGTCGAATGGACGGGATTTGCTGACGCGGATATTACGATCGCACGCGTGGACAGCGCGATCTGGAAAACGAAAGTCGGATTCAAGGGCGAGGTTTCGCGCGCAAAAAACGCGAACAAGCTCGGCAGGATCACCCTGCCGACACAGCAGGGTTCGCCCAGGCTCCGCGATTACGATATTGTAAAGGAATCCGATATACCAGGATCGATACAGGTAATCGACAGGAATACCGGCGGCGTAAAGGCGACGGCCTCTGTGTGCTGGCCGGCGGAAGAACCAGAGGAAACTCTCGGCGCAGAAACCGGCGTCGTAAACTGTATTTTCGAAGGTGAAGAACTTGCGAAATTCCACTGAAAAAAGGGGTAATTGATGCACCGAAAGCACATAAAAGTAAACGGTCGCGGGTACACCCTGCAACACCCTGGCAATCGCGAGTGGGTCAGACTCCACGGCGAAATATATACGCTCAAAAAAGACGGTGGCGGCCGGGCAGACATGCTCGCGCTTCTGGATTACTGTTTCGAACACGTCGTTTTACCGGACCGCGGTCCGAAAATATCAGTCGATAATTACGCAGGGGAACCGGCTGACCTGCAAGTGGTCTGGGGTCCACTCTTGATCTCGTTTCTTGGAACAAGGAAAGTGCCCGCCAATTACGACGACGGAGACGGGCCGGCAGATAGTGGAGATTCTCCCGACGCCGACGAAGGGACAGGTGCTGGCGAGGGCGAAGAAAAATCCGAGGATAGCGATAGCGCTCGCGGGCCTCGGGCAATTAAATCTGGACGAGCTATCTCCGGACGAGTACCAAGAGGCAAGCGCGGCCGCGGTGGAAATACTACAGCAGCGTCAGCGTGACGGGCGTCGAAAGCGATGATTTCAAATGGCCGATCGCGTACGGGAACTATTTATCGAACTTGGATTCGAGGCGAAGCGTGTCGACGCTGGATTGAAGCGCGTTGACTCGAATCTAAAGAAAACGAAAAAAGAAGCCGGCGGACTCGGTACCGCGCTTGCGGCAATCGGCGGACTGGCAATAATTGGAAAGATTCAGGACTTCGGCGCGGCTTCTATTGAGGCCGCGCGCGTACTCGAAAAACAAACCACTCAGCTACAGTCACTCGCCAGGGAATCGTATCCTGAACTTTCGGCGGCGATCACAGACACGATTCAGGCGAGTGACGGTCTATCGTCCGTCGGCGAACTTTCGGAAGCGTCTAACGCGTTTCTGGAAGCTGGCGGAAACGTCGATTTCCTGACGCAGAACCTGGAGACGATGCAAAAACTTGCCGTCGCCAGCGGAAAAGACGTCACCCAGACTTTTCAGGGGATACAGAAGGCAGTTCTAAAGGGCGAGGTAGGTTTCTTTGAGCAGTCCGCCACCCTGTCGAAATATATCGGCCAATTCCAGGAGATCGGATCAGGCTCCGGGCCGGTAGCGCAGGCCGCGCGACAGCAACTTCTA